CCACCAGACCATTGCTGGGGGTCACGGAGCATCTTATATAGGTCAATTGGTGCAACTCGAGTGCCAACGATGATTAATTTACCATGTCGTCCTAGACGAGTAATAACTTCTTTTTGAATCCACTCGAGCTGCTTTTCCCACTCGTGAGCGTTAGAGCCCATGACAGCATCGTCGATTATAATCAGGTCAGCGCGAGCACCGTAAATCTGAGAGCCCATACCTAGGGCTTGGACCGTAGGGTCCTTTTCTCCAGAGTCGCGTCCTGTTCCCAGGTAAATCATATCGGCAGACCATTGTGTTGAGTCTGCCTTATATCCCCCGTTAGGCCCGAAGGCTACTTGGAGTTTGGTGAAGGCTGGGTGGGAAAGTCTTGTTTTGATTGCGCCAAGGAATTTGCGAGCCATACCCTGAGTCTTAGATACGATAATGACTCGCGCATTGGGGTTGGTAACAATCTTATAAACGACGTAGTTAGTCGTAATAACCGTACTCTTAGCATGCTCAGGCGGTACGTTAATGAGAACACGGTTGGCAGCTCCTGCCTCGTAGGTCATGGCTGGGTCTAGCCAGCGCGGCTCGCGGCCCTCAATCAGGTCTATCCAGTCAAGGTGATGGTCAAAGAGCTTAGTATCTAGGAACTGCTCAGAGAAGTCGGGGAAGGATATATCTCCCAGCTCCTTTAGGTCAGTCTTGATGCCTTTACCCTCGAGGCGAGCAGCCTCGGCACGTGCTTTAAACTCAGGGTCAGTTGCTGACCATTGGCGGAATGCTACATCTGAGCGGCCTACAGAGGCCATAGCCTGGGTAATTGTGCTACCCTGACTCAGTTGCTGCAAGGCCTTTTCTTGCGCCTCGCGCTTAGGGATATTCTGAATCCCAGGTTTTCTACCCATCAGTTGTCCCCATCATTTACAGTCATTTAACGCTGGCCGATTAACGGCAGAACTTCCCCATATTATAATATATTATATAATATATAAGAGTCGCGGAGTCTTAAACGGAGCGACTCCGTATATGTATTTCTATACATATAAGATAACCTGTTCAAATCGCAAAAGCGAACAACTTATGTGAATATATTTTAAAAGCCCTGTTCAGGGCTATATATAGGGGGGCTATAGTATTATATAACAGAAATTTTTAGGGGGATACTATCCCCCACCCTGACGGCTCAATTAAACAATCTGGGGTCATAATGTCTAACTCTAAGGTATAGGGTTATACTCTAAGTGAATTGTCGATAAATAGATAAGTTGCTATAACTATTTATAGGTTTATCTATTGAACGACTATCCACCCACACTCAGGAAATTCTCAGGGGGCACACAATTATTTCCCAGCAAACTCCCAGCATTACTAGGTGTGACCCAGCTCACACTAGGTACAAGGCTCTCAGGAAACTCTCAGGAATGGCGGGTAATTTTCATACCATTCTATTATGCAAACCGAGCTGCATAGTGTGATGCAATTCATAGGGCTAAACCCTTGCGCTTATGGCGCGAGAATGGTAGGTGCAGGGAATGTCCGAATTGCCCTAGTTTGGTAATCGCGTACCACTCCGAGCTGCAATAGGCAAACCGACACGCAGGGAAAGGGTGAAAGTGTGACCCAATTCACAGCTAGGTGTGACGGGTATCACAAAAGTTTTTTTAGGTTGAGCGTGTTTCCGATTAGGTTTCCGAGCTGCACTAGTGTAAATTTCTCTTTGTAAGGGTGAGCAAGCGTTATTCACCGAGTTAGTGGAAAGTCGGGTATCCGATTAGTACCTAGTTTCACTCGGTAATAAAAGGCAGTCGTACCCTAGAAATTTAGACTTTAGTAGTCTGCAATTTCTCTAAGAAATTAGGATACCCTAATTCTGCGGGAATGGCGAACGAGAGGCATGAATTTCGCTAGTCGATAAATTGAAATAAACCTAGACTAATGCCCCGCTTGTAGGCGGGGAGATAATCTAGCGGGTAGGCGTGGGGAAACTCGCGCCTATCCACGCAAGGCAAACCGACTAGAAATGGAGATAAATTATGGGTTCAATTACCACCACACCACGCAAGCCTAGAGTAACCCGCGCATGGGTTCAGTCTAAGCATGGCGTTAGTGAGGTCACAATAACTAAACCTAATGGGGAAACTTTCGTTATCCCTGCCCAACCCGCTAAGGTACGCAAACCGCGCCACCGTAAGGGTAAGCCCCACCGTTCGACACGCAAGGTTCAACCTCTCACCCATAAGGTGAGCGAGCAAGACTTTAAGGCTATCGACCTGCAAGAACGCATGGATAAACTCATGCGCGACATGGGTTCGATACACCTAGACGATAATTAGATTAGGATAGCCCCGCTGGAGCTGCAGACAAGGGTTCAATTCCCTTGCGGGGCACTCATGCAAACCAGCATGAATTGACTAGAACGGAGAACGACATGATGCTATCTACCAGCGACTTATTCGCTGTCATGATTGCACTGCTGTCAGTTAATTTGCTACTGATAGTCGCGTTTCGTAGGGTCTATGTATTAGAACGCAAACTGCGTAGATACGAAGGCTACTATGACGCAAGATAGTCTATTGCTAGACCTCTCACCTCGTGAGGTTGAGGTTATTCGCATGGCACTACGCCAAGCGCAAGACACACACCAGCGCAACGACTTTAAGGTTCTAGTGATAGAGACCGAGGAGTTGCGTTCTAAGATTGCTAACGCTATTATAGATAGCCACACTAGCGGAAAGCCCGCTAGAGTATAGAGATAGGTAAGCCTATGTCTGATGAAGCTGCAATAAATTGTGAGTTCTGCGACTCTCTCATTGATGAGGGTGACGAACGCACAATGCCTAACGGCGACATAGTGTGCGCAAATTGCACACTCTATTGCGACTCATGCTCAACGCTTATGCCTAATGATGACGCACTCATTGGTGATAATGTTTATTGCTCAGAGTGTGGCACAGTATGCGAGCGTTGCGATACAGTAGAAAATAATGATGCTACACATACGGTTCAGAACGAGGATTGGTGTCAAGGTTGCTATGAGAACCATTCATTCTACTGCGAGTCGTGCGACGAGAATTACAATACTTATTACGATAACTGGTATGTACAGGGTAATACTTACTGCCAAGATTGCTACGAGTCTAACTGTTACTACTGTGAAGAGCATGATGAATACTTTAATAATGATAGTCCTTGCGACTGTAATACTGCTACTGCAATCAGACATGACTGCGGGTGCAGAGGTAACATTCATAACTACTCATGCAAACCAACGCTAGAATTCAAGGGTGTCTCCCGCAAGGGTGTCTATCTAGGCTTCGAGTTGGAGACAGAGATTAGAGGTAGCAGTACCACACTAGACGAAGCTGCAGAGTTTGCTAGTAACGCACTCACGCCTATCGCTATCCTAAAGAATGACGCTAGTATAGGTCGTGACGGATACTCAGGGTTCGAGATAGTTACGCAACCTCATACTCACTCAGAGTATAGAGATAACTCTGCCCTACTGTGGCAGACTATCGACAAACTGCGTACCGATTACCATGCTAGGTCATGGGATACTACAACCTGCGGATTACACATTCATGTGAGTCGTGCTGGTTTTACTAGTGGCGCACACACGCACCGCTTTATTGCTTTCATCTACCACAACAGTGAGATGATGATGAAGTTTGCTGGTCGTAAGTCCGACTATGCCCGCTTCAATGATTGCTATAAGTTTGATGAGTATGACAAGCCAGTCATGTCCTTCAAGCACAAGACAGGCAACCCGCAACGCAATTCCACAGAGAGATACTCTGCGGTTAATACACAGAACAGGGATACGCTGGAGCTGCGCTTCTTTAGGGGTACTATGAACCCTAGCGGGGTGTTATCCGCGCTTGACCTGACACAAGCACTCGTGGAATACACGAGAGAGTTACGCTTAGATGATGTTAAACTAGGCGCACTCACATGGGAATGGTTCATTGATTATGTCAGAGATAACAACGGACTATACCCTGACCTATACTCACGACTGCCTAAGATTGCAAGCGTAGAGTTAAACAACAGACAACCTATCGAAGCATAGAGAGGATACTATGTGCATACTTGTAGTGTGTGAGCCAAACTCCACGCCTAAGGCTAGTGACTTGCACGCTGGTGCTTGTGCTAACCCGCATGGCTTTGGCTTTGCCATACACGCTGGAGATAAGATTATCTCAGAACGTAGTATGTCTGCAAAAAAATCTATCAAGCGTTTCATGGAGCTGCGAGCGCAGTACCCCAATGGCTACGCCATGTGGCATGCACGATACGCCACACATGGTGTAAAGAACGAACAGAATTGTCACCCATTCAAGGTAGGTGATGATGAAGGCACATACCTAGCACACAATGGTGTGTTAGATGTTGCTATACCACACGGCGACCGCCGTTCAGACACACGAGTCTTTGCAGAGGACACGCTACCTAAACTAGGTGGTGTCAATGCACTAGATGATGATACTATTTGGCTCATGATTTCTAAGTGGGCTAGTGGTAGCAAGATTGCTATACTCACGACCAGTCCTACCTCCAAGTATCCTATGTACCTAGTCAATGAGAACCTAGGCACATGGGATAACGAAGGTATTTGGTGGAGTAATCAGAGTCACAAGCGTACTACCTACACCGCACCTAAAGTGGTAACAGATAGTCAGACTTACCAAGAGGAAGTCTATAACAAACTGCTAGAGAGATACGAAGCTGCGATAGATGATGACCCACTCATAGAATTATGTCCTTACTGCTACGAGATAGCAGACATGAACGAGAACCCATACTACTGCACGACATGTACCATGTGCTATGATTGCGGAGATGTGATACATACTTGTATGTGTTACACTCCAAGCACTAGCAAGTGGACAAGTGCTAGGAGTTATGACTTCTTCCCATACTAACATTCTGTATGCAAAGTGTATGCAGAGTAACACCAACAGAGAGGTAACAAATGTCCACAACCACCAATCTCTTCAACCTAGTTGAGGAAATCCGTATCATCGCTGACGAACTAGAGGCTAACATTGACTCTGCAGTTTCGTCAGACCACATGCCTAAGGGCACTATCGTCAAGGCTAAGGAAGTGCAGAACCGCTTCAAGCCTAAGTCACTATGGGTGGCGTTAGGTGACGGCACATACAAGCACCTTAATGGTAAGAAGGGATTGATTGCTACAGACTACCGCCTAAACGGGTATGTAGATGTAATCTTTCAACCCTAATACCATGTCCTGAGTATGACTTGAAACTGCTCACCTTAAACTTAACAGAGAGGATACATTATGAGTACATGGAAAGCTGAACTAACTGATGAGATGATTGCTCATCTAAACGAAGCAGATAGAGTACGCTTGCGCAGAGACTTAGACATGGCAGTCGAAGCTGTATGTAGTGAGTATGAAGTAGGAAAGGAATACAAACATGAGTTATGAACCACCACTCAATGACCCATCTTTCGAGGACGATGAAGTTATTGAGGAAGAGTTTGACGAAATGTTAGAGGAAGCACTAGAGAGATAGGAGATACAATGCAAGGTCTATGTACAGGTCATGAGAACCCTGACCTATGGTTCAGCGAGTCTGTCGATAGTGACGGAGAGAATTCTAATACCAATGTTGATAGCGCAGAATACAAACAGCGCATCACTAATGTACAGACCGCGCTGGCTATCTGTAATCAATGCCCCGTTAAAGCTGAGTGCTTTGCTGAGGGTATGAAGCGAGAGAATTTAGACGATGGAATTTGGGGAGGCTCTCTACCAGGTGAGCGTATCGTACTTGCAAATGTTCCAGTAAAATGGAATAATCGTGGGTCTAAGATTAACTTCGCACATAGAGTAAGGGCAACAGCCTAATGAAATCACTAACATTCTTACTGCTCGTAGTAGTAGCCCTGCTATTAGCCGACAACTCAAAGACAGCCACGGACACAACAGACAAAGGCGTGCGAGTCATTTGGAGTAAGGCAGATAGCAAGGCATACGCTAGAGATAAACTCAACGAGTGGAAAGATGAGCAAGTGTCATGTCTCAACAGATTGTGGGGCAAGGAATCCGCATGGAATCCTCAAGCTTTCAATCCTATTCGCGTGATGGGGAAGCATGCGGGTGGGATTCCACAACTGTTGGGGCTTGACCCTGACACACCAGCACCACGACAGATAGAGCGTGGGCTTGATTACATTTACTATAGATACGGTACACCATGCGATGCATGGTCTTATTGGAAGAGGAATGGTAACTATTAATGAGTGAGCATGTAGATAATATTAGTCATGACTATTCAGAGTCGATGGACATTCGTGGTGAACCAACCACAGTATGTCCTTGTGGTTCACAGTTATGGCTAGTCAAGGTAATGTTCGATGAAGAGGGGGATATAAGTATGTGGTTTACAGAGACAATGGAATGTGTAGTATGTGGCACCTTAGCCACAGCTCCACACCCTAGTGATGAGGTAACAGATGGCTGAGTTCTTACATCAAGTAATAAAGAAGCGTGAACGCGAGATGGAAATGCGTGGGTTATTAGACTTTGACTCACCAATATTCGGACGTGTACGGGAACATGGATTCTCCGTACCATCACGACCTATGCCACCTGCTAATGAAATAACATACAGGTCTAGTACTAACGATGGAGTTACAGAACACTCTGTAATCTTTCCTAACGTAGGCGGTTGGATTCAGACAGCGGTGATGATTAACACACCAGCAACTGTAACCTTACGTTCACCTCAAATGCTTTCGATTAATGCATGGGAGATGCTAGCAGGGCACCCATGTAGACCTAACTACAGTTGGGAGAACAACACTTACAACTGCAGAACTTGTAGCGGTAGATACACAACTGATGGAAGCGAGTGGCAACATGGCTAGTTATGAATACAAATGTGAAGATGACTCAAGCACTATCACAATCAGTAGAGGTATGACCGATGAGGAAATCGTACCTTACTGCGACAGTTGCAATGAGCCAATGGTAAGGGTGTACAGTGCACCACCTGTCAAGTTTAATGGCAGTGGATTCTATTCAACAGGAGGATAACAAATGGTATGTGAAGTATGTGAAAGCGGTGGTTGTTCAGCCTGTGACTTACAGTCTGATGAACTACAGTTTGCTAGCATGAAAGAGATTGAAGAGTTCTACAATGTAAATGGGGAAGCATTGAATGTTGACCCAGCGGAGCTGGACTTAGAGGACATGATAGAACAGATGATTAACTCAGAAGATAACTTCGACAAAGAGTTCGACCCTGGTGCGGAGTAAACAGAAGGAGACAAGCACGTTCCGTGCTATGTCTATCATCATAGTAGGATTCTTTACTGCTCTTGTTGTATTGGTGTACCTAATTCTTGGTATGATGAGTCTTCTGATGGCTCTGTTTCCGTGGTCTCCGTAAAGTCAGTATCATAGAATGGCTTGAAGCCACCCAACTTATTGACCAGTCGCTTGATGGCTCTGTTACCTCTCATGCGTGCTGCGTCATCACTACCTAGTGATAAGTAATTGCTTATCTCTTTGTAGTCCATAGACTCTGCATATCGGAAGAAGAGTATCTTTCTATCCTCCTTACTCAACTTCCAGTATGCGGAGTCTATCTCCATCATCATGACAGATAAGTTTCCACCTTCGGAAGGGGCGCTTGGTCGCCCTGGTCTACCCAAGTTTAACTTATGAGTAACACCCCATTCACAACGCAACACAGCAGGGAGCAGTGCTTCTACAACATCTGACTCATAGTAATATAAATCTGACACGTCGTATCCGACACTCTTTGCCTTCCACTTCTGGCAATAATCCAACGCATGATTCCGTAAGCTCCGATAGATAAGGTTCTTTGCATCCTTGTTACCTATCTTTTCCCACTCAGCCACCTTGTTAGGGTGCTTAGCGAACCACTCATATAAACTCTGCTTGATATCTTCTAGTTCAACCATGTCAAACTTGCGATGATACTCAGAGGCTACTGCCGTGATTACATATTCCCACGGCTCAATTTGTTGCCAGTTCATCTGCCTTTGCTTTCTTGTAGAGTCGGGTTGCTGACATTAAATCATCTACTGTAATTAAGAATCCCTTAGACAGATTAGGTGGGATGTTACACGTAATCTCTCTACCAAACTCTTTTACTGCATATCGTAGTGCATCTGTTGGTACAATCAATGTGCTCTCTTCGAGTACGAATGCCCAGTATGCAGCTTCGGTTACACCTAACCCTGATGGTGCCCAATCCTCAATCTTCTTGAAGAAGCACTCAGTCTCAATGTATAGGTTGTTAGTCTTAGCCCACTTGCGGTCACGCTTGACCTCAACTGTGCGTCCACCTGTTAGCAACTCATCTACTAACTGTTCGCCCTTACGTCCGTACCCAAAATCCAAATCAAACGATGACTTGTTCGACATTAGTTAACTCCTTCATCAGTTGTTTCCCAATGTACTCTGTGTACGCTGGAGGTATAGCCTCTACTAGTTCGCCCCAAATCATCCAGTCAATTCCCATTGCCTCGCGTGCTTCTTCAATAGTCTTAGCAGTTGTACCACCATAGACATACTTGCCTGTTGCTTTGTCTAACCCCTGAGGGTTATCATTCATCGCACCATACACACCAACGGGCTTGCCTTGTTCTTTGTGCTTACACTTCGTGCCTTCGAGTTTAATATTACTCTCAAACAATCTATGCCTGCGTACCTTCAAGCCAAAAGCTGAACCACATATCTGAATTGGGTTGATAAGTGGTGCACCCTTGACGTTCTCAATTACATAAGGCTTACCTGATTCAATCAGTAATTGTCGTACTGGTTCAAGTAAATCTAACTTAGACGTTGTCCCACCCTGCGCTTCACGCAGATGTTTGGTTATGCTATGAGTCTGACATGGAGGTGATGCATGGATAGCATCATACTCTTGCAACTCAGCAAGTGTAACAGTATTGAAATCTCTGCGTAAGTAAGTGAATGGATATCTCTTACCATGCTTAACATCAAGTCCAGTTACCTCAAACCCTGCCAAGGCGTAGCCTTTAGAGGCACCACCTGCACAGCAGAATAGGTCAAGTAGTTTCATTTATCCCATTGTCCTCGTAGTATTAGCAATCCAATGATTGCATAGTTAGCCATATCTTTGAATGAATCTTCCAATGATTCATGCTGAGGGTCAGCACCACTATCGACTAGATTACTGATGCGTGCCAATTTGTCATGCATCCGTACACGCAAGCCGTTGATAGGCCCACCAGGGGCTTGCGAAATATTCTTAGGGCCATAGTCCCTATGCTTACTCAACAACAAGTCAGACAGTTCCTTGACTGTGTTGCTCAAGTGCACCTCTAGATGGACTTCACGTGCAAGAGTGGGATTGCTAAGGTTACTTTCAGCAGAGTGCCGTCCTTCAACACCGACTCTACTGGTAATCCTAACCCCGTTAGATACTGAATAATCTGCCATGTCTCCTCATTCTCCATCTGCCAAGAGCTGCTTAAGTTCGTCATCAATTCCTACCATGCTAGAGCCAACAATCATATCTTCAATCACATCTAGTATTACATCTGGTTGTGTCTCTGCTGTGAACAAAGTCATGTACGTGTCCTGCGTTATCGTTCGTATCTGTTCAGGGTCATTAGCATAGCGGTACATACAACGTAACAACGAACCAATCATAAGGCGATAGCCGTTAGGCAACACCAATGCTGGGTCAAACCCATCTTCATCTTCTAGCAAATGGTCTGTTGCCTCAAAGACATTGTCGAACTGTTGACCACAATCTGGACAAGGATTAATCTTATTCTTCATTTGTTAACCCCATCTTATCTTTAATAAATCCTGCGCCATACTTGGTGTATGCCGAATTAACATCTTCCCCGTCACCGAATCCAACGATAGTAACTGGCAACTCTCTAGCCAAACTGTTTGCGAATTCCCTACCTGGTCCATCACCATCTGCGAATACAAAGATTCGTTCGAAGTCAGCGAGCAAACGTGTGTAGTGTTTCTTCCAACTGTTTGCACCTGGTACTCCAACACAAGGTATGCCAACACAACGAGACATAGTAAGGGTATCAAGTTCACCTTCGCATACTCCAATCCAATCACCTGCTCGTTCAATGTCTAACACATTGTACATCTTTGTGTCAGCTCCTACCATGCCCATATACTTTGGTTCAACAGCAGGATTAAGTGAGCGAAAGCGAATGTCAGAGATACCAGTCTTGGTAATGTAAGGTATACTAAGTCTGCCTAGATACTGTTCATGTCCTGGTTCAGGCTCCGCGACTACGCCTAATCGTGCCAACCGCGCTACCTCCAGAGTTATACCCCTGCTTCGAAGGTAACCTTCTGCCTGATAGATGCTTTCCTGGTACTTTCTCGACGCTATGCCCAAGAGTTCCTTCTGCGAATTTTGCTGCCCCACGTATGTCACACCCTTCTTGTTGTGCTATGATTTGTAAACTGTTTCCTTGTACACCGCAGGCAAAGCAAACAAATAGATTATCATCTAGGTTTGCAGTTCCACTTTGATGTGAGTCACCGTGGAACGGACACTTTAGGTTGACTTGCCCATGGTCACGACGCATACTAGCACCGTAGTGTTCTAGTACAGCCTTGATGCTGGGCAAATCATTCACCGAAGATATCTCCTAATCGTAATACTAAATATGAATCTGCTATTGACTTTCCTCTAGCTTTGATAAGTAACGCTGGGAGGACGGCGCTACGGTCGAGACCCCTTGCTTCTGCATAATGAGTTGCTTCAACCTGTGCTTCTTTTGTCCAACCACTAAGGTCAATGGCATTGCCTGCACCTGGTGCCTTGCATTCGATAACGCCAATGCTTCCAAGGAAGTCTTTGCGGACAACAACGTCACCCTCATCTCGTGCACCTGTTCGAGCAAGTCGTTCACTATCGTATCCATTTGCTCTAAACCAGTCTCGGATGTCTGTTTCGTACGTCGCACCTCTAGCCTTGTGGCTCTTGCGTGTCGTCATTTATTTCGTATTCCTTTGGTAGTTCAAACTTCTCAATGACTGAACGTAATCTATCTTCATACTCTTTAGTTAGCGCAGCTACTGCATCTTGCCAACCTTCAACGTATGCGTCTTGCTTTAATTGCTTGAGTGTATTATCCATCAACATTGTTTCCCCTTAATCCTTTATTCTTCCAGATACTATATCTAATGCAACCTGTGCAGGTACGTACCAATCATCTTTTGAAACTTGTACTGAATGCTTAGCAAGCAAACGAGAATACTCTATTGCCTGTTCACGCATATGAATCTCTAGTGTCTTTTCCATTAACATTTTTCTCCTTATACATTCTCTGGTATATCATCAATGAACATGTACTCAGGGTTGAAAGCAACCCATGTCATGAGTCCTCCCCCTGCGTCAGCTCTACCGTATCTATTCTTAACAGGTGCAACACCCATAGAAGTACCAACAACGCCGAGGGTGCATATAAGAGCAGGAAGTTGAGCAACCTTGCCCTGAATAGCTGACCGTGGTTGACACGGGCTACCTTGGACAGCCTCCGAAGTGTGGTGTAGTACAACCACTGCAGCGTTAGTCGCTCTCGCAAGATACTTCAACTCCTTCATGATTGCACGCATAGATGCAAACTCTTCGCCACCATCAGTGGCTACATCCATTAAGTTATCTACTACAATTAAAGTTGGGGGGCAACCCCATAGTTCTTCGAATGCTTGCACTTCTTCATCAATGTCTTGAAGTGTCGGTGCTGATTCAAATGACCAGACAATGTGTGCACCTTTAGCAAGCGTTGCCTTGGTCCAACCATGGTCTGTGTTCATCAATGCTTCAACGTCTGTCTGTGACTTACCTGAAATCATTGAGGCTAATCGCATAGCCATCGTGTGTGCGTTGGTATCTGCTGAGATGTAAAGTGTTGGCACCTTCATCTTAAGTGCAAGTGCCAGTGCTAGTGTGGACTTTCCAACTCCTGGTGCTGCTGCGAACATCGAAACCTCAGAGCGCCTAATGATAATCTTGTTACTTTCGAATGCCTTAAAGCAACTAGGGAGCGGTTCTCCACCAATACTGGAACGACCAACTGAGCGGACAAGTGTACGCATCCTTTATCATTCCCTTCTTTATAGAAAGAACGCAGCCACTTCTGTGGTGTTCTTCTGTAACTGCGTTCTTTCATATGCTTAATTAAAACGGAGCCGTTGTCATTGCTTTGCGGACATTGACATCGAAGTGCTTGAGTGTCTTACCACCGCCACGGTCTTCGATAGATGTAAACTTAACAGCAAGATAGTCTCCCTGTTCTGGACGCTTATCTGCTAATGCCATCTTCAATCGCACTTGACCAGCAGTCAACGTGCGTTCACCTTCACTTGTATGAAGTATAATTTTTGGAGCAATAGTTCCATCGTCCCATGTTTGTAGTCCGACACTTAGTACTGTTCCTTCTACTGAGTCACCAATGTTTTTGAAGTTAACATAAGTGCCACCTGATTCACTCTTGAACTCAGGATTATCCCAAATACTCATCTCTTGCCTCTCGTTAGTTTACTGGCTTGCACTGGTTTGGAGTCCCCTGTGGGGTTGGGCATGCCCAGAAAGCGTAGGGCTTCCCAGTGTTCTTGCTCACTCCCTGTCGGAAGATTCGTGCTCCGTGGATGCACGTTGGGCTCGCTGTCCCTGATGGTGTTACTGCGCTTGGTGGAGGTGTAAGTAACGGAGCCTGCACCTGGGGTGGAGCGGAGTAAGTGGATGGCGCTGTGCTTGGAGTTGAAGGCGTGGTCCCCAAAGGGGCTGCGTTGTATGCACCGACAACCAATCGTTGTACGGCTGCTACTTGTGTTGAGTAATCACCGATGCCTTCTAGTAACACGCTGAGTTCATCAGCTGTATTAGCACGGATATTAATCATATCCCCAGCAGGTGTCTTGTAACTGACTTGCAGTTTCCAGTCTTCCATTTGTTATCCTATCTTCGTTGAGAACTGACAGTGTGCTGTCAATCCGCATTTGTATTGGCAGTTGTTTGTGTTCGGTAAAAATATTCCAGCTTTGCGAGCCTTGTCAAATCCTGCAACAAGGTACTCAAGTTTGTCCTCTGTGTACTGCTCGAGGCTAACAAGAGGAGACACACCGTGCTGACGTGCCATCCAATAAGTCCCCCACTTAACGTCGATACCAAAGGTCTTTAGTAATCCGACCTTATAGAATCCTAGTTGTAGTGTATTGGTTGGTGTTTGCTGAGAGGTTTTCAAGTCGACGATAACCAGTTCGCCATTGACTTCAAACACCCTGTCAAGAATCATCTTGACTGGCACGCCAGCAAATTCAGGTAGCATCGCTAACTCAATCGCTGGTACGCCTTGTGGTGTCTTCCACAGTTTCCAGCTAGGGTTAGCCTTACGCCAATCAATGTACGCCTGTACCCATTGAGGTCCAGTTGCTTGCCAAAAGTTAACATCTTCTTTTTGTGGGTTAGCCTTGGTTGCTCGACCACCGACACGTGCATTGGTCAGGTCCTTGTCACCAAGTTCTTGTGCCCAAGCCTTAGCCCATAGTTCATTCTGCATTTTCTAAGTCCCACATTTCTGTCGCTGTATGGAAGGCGGAGCCACCCACGGACCAGACTGATGGTTCCTCAGGTACCTGCATGAGTCGACCAAGGTAGTACTGGTAACCGCAGTCGACATAGGTACTGAACGCTGAGTAACTCACATGTTCAGGTAATTCGTAATCTCCAAGTTGTATCATTGGGTAACCATAGCACACTTGAGAGTCAGTGCCACTAGGCGTACTTGCCTCGCCTACTTACACCGTCAGATTCTATGTGTATAATTAATATTAATATATAATAAATAAACCCCCTTCGGGGGTTATATTATATATAATATATATATTATACTATAGGAGATACTATGTTAGAAATTTTCTTTGGAGTATTAGCAGCAATGGCAGTACGTGATGTATACCTGGAGTTGATTGAAAGATACCAGGACCACCAACACAGTAAGCATTTTAAACCTTTCAGGGACATGCTTGAGGACATCGAAGCAGATGATGACGACATCAAGTAACCTTTAGAAACGACAAAAGACCCCCCAACCTAGGGTGATTACCTTAGGAAGGGGGGTTTCTTGTTGCTATCGGCCCGCTAGGGCCCTTAAATGGTTACTCTGAGCCTTTGCCGTAGGCAGTCTCTTTAGAGTCTAGAGCCTTTAGGATAGGTGCAGCAAGGGATGCAAGGAAGGCGGAACCTAATGCCTTAGGGTCTGTGATTCCTGCGATGTACATTGCTAGCACTGATGCGAAAGCTGCACGTAGGTATGTGCCTGCAATTGCAACTAGTTTCTCTGTGTTCATAAGTCCTCCTTAGGACGTAGGATTTGACGTATGGACTTTGCAACAAGTGCAAACTGCAGTCTTATACGTTTTCTTACTTGGCGATGGTGTGAGTATCGCCTTCACCTGATTGATTACCTTAGGCTGGTTGAGCCACCAGAACCACGGTGAAGTATCATTGCCCATCCCCTCGTTGATTGAGATGTGGAGGTGTTTGTTGTGCTTATTCGAACCGTCGTAATCACGGTCTCCTTCTTGTGCACGTTCAGCTGACCAAATCTTTCCCTTGAAAATCAGGTACTTAACTCGCTTGTCTTCCTTAAGTTTCTGGAAGATGTCGACGCAGTCGACGCCATGCTTAGGGTCATGGGTTAAATCTACAGCAAGACCTGTGTTGTGGTCCGACTTAGGATTCTGTGTTTGATGCAGCTTCGACGGAAGAAGTCCATCGGAGACTTTCAAACGAGATGGCGCTATCGCTGTGGCTTGTCGAAGGACAGCAGTAGCGGCAGGTGTGGCTTTCTTGGCAACAGGCTTCATTCATTTCTCCCCTTTTGTAACATCATCTGGTATAGGATTTCTACTTTTTCTTCCAGTCTAATGACGGAATCTTTTAAACTTGAACCACTATTAGGTTTGAGTTCGTTGAGGTAGTGCTTGACTAGCCACTTAACTGCACCAACAAAGCCACCCATAATTGTTAATACTGCAACGGCTACCGTTGCGTAGTCTTGTGCTTGCATTAGACTGTCCTAATCGTGATATCAATGACACCACCATAGCCCGTGAATCCACGGTCAGGCGGTGTGAGGCGAGTGAAAGAGATTTGTTCAATGACAGCTTGGCGTGACTCACCTGTAGTGAGGTCCTGCCATGTTATAACGTCTCCGCTTTCTTCAACAGATTCTAGTTGGCCGATTCTATCGAAGGCTCTGCCTTCATATCCAACCTGCACGTTATATCTATCTGTCTCCACGTCATAACAATAGACGGGGAATCTCATTACTCGCTGTCTAGGCGTAGCGATAGTTGCCTTAGCCTGATAACCCTCCATAAGAGGTCCCTTGGTAGTATCAGTTGCATCACGGGTGAGGATAAACTTATACCCTAGGTATTCTTGGGCTGTCTGTGGGGTTGATGTTGTTACCTCAACTGGTGGTACGTTTACATCATATGTTATGACGTCGTACTCTGTTCCATCTTCATCAACAGTTTCAAGCATTATTGACCCGTAGGTGTAGTCACCACGCGCAATAAGGCGCTTAAAGTTCTTAGGTTCTAGTGTGTTGTATCTAATGTACCCAGTCTGTATGTATCCACTTGTCATGAGGGTTGATGCATCCTCAACATAGATAGCACCATTTGCAGACGAGGCATACGCAGTAGCAAACATCAATCTATCTGTTGTTGCTGGGTCAGTGTTACCATCAAAGCAGACGGCAGTAGTAACGTGTCCCGTTATTCCAGCGTAATAGATATCATTTGCATAAGCAAAACGTAATGGTTCAATCTCGCTACTTAAGTCAATGCGGATTAATCCTGGTGCTCCAGCAACACTAGTAGCACACCATACATAATGGTCACGTGCTGCAAAGTCGTAGCAAGGCTGAGTTGTTTCCACAATAAGTGGGCCGTAGTTAATCGAACCGTCTTGGTCTGATACTGCTGCTACTCGGATACCCTTGTTGGTTCCAATCATCATGTAACCAAGGTAGTAGTAAATCTTGTGGACAATCTCACCTACTGGTAGTTCAGCAGCAACAATCGCTGATGTCAGCGTAGGCATTACTCCAGCAGTTGAAAGTGTAAACTTTTGAATTGTTGATTGGCTGCCATTGTAACCAGCAATGTAGATAGCAGGACCTGATGCTGCGATAGATGTATATACATGGGTAGTTGTTGTCTGAGTATACACAGGTGATGGCAATGCTGAGGCTGATGTACCAAATTCATAAACTTTATTATCAGCACATAGAATAATTCTATCTTTTACGTATTCCATAACAGCATTTGATACCACACCAATTTCGTCAAACATCTTAGTATCAGCGTCAGCAGAAGTAAGAGTTAATGCTTTTTTGTACACAGTCTTTTTGGTTGATGTGTTAGTAATCCAGTAAGCAAAAGTTCCATCATCACAGATAGCATACACAGGAGAATCAGTACCACTATTGTAATCAATGAAGTGAACTGGGTTAGATGGGTCTGTAACCTTAATCTTGTCAACATCGTACTCATCATGCAGTAATGCACCAGTATAGGTACTCCACTTAATAGAACGTAGATGCTGCTGGACTACACCATTGCTTGCAATAGGACCAGTAGTAGCATGACCAGAGGTTACATTCTTAAGGAGAGTTACTTTACCCTGGTCCCAAACATTTACACCCTTGCTATCAGAGAAGCGATAGTGGTCAAGGGAGTTAGTCGTAGAATTTGCTGGGTCATAGAAAGTAATACCGTCTCCACCATGGAAAGACATCTGACTACGAATCCACCAACCAGTAAGTGATTGCTCACCTGGCTCAGTCTGATTGTCAAACTGTTCCTTGCGGAACGGTGCAGTCTGTCGGATGTAAGGACGTGCATCACTGATTGCATAGATAAACGGCATGCCACCTACTGCAACATCATATGCTACATCAGTGTTCTGCCAGATAGAAGATGTAGAAACTACACCAACATCAACAGCAATCGCCCGCGTTGCACGACCTTCGGTAATATCACGACCAGCCACGTAGACTCCTTAGTTTGGTTGTTCTTTCATTTTCTTTTGAATACTATCCATTGTCCAGTACATACCATAGTAATCATAGTCAAGCGCAAAGCGCTTCATATGTTTTACTAAAGCACCTGTGTGTGCATGTAGTGGAATACCAGCAGCCTTCATCTTGCGGAAGAAGATAATATCTTCTCCAATGAACTGGTCATCACTACCACCTGCTGTCTCCATGAACATAGACTGGTTAGGATACTTCTCACGCATAATTGGAATGATTGACTTGTGCATAAGCACTAATCCGAACCCCGCTGAGTCACACTTGATTACTTCGTTCTGTGGTAGTGGGTGCACATACTGAACCTGAAACTCAGATATATCATTAAAAAGTACTGGATATGGCTTCATGAGTGTGCCTTCATTCTCCTTAGAGATGAAGTAAACTCCACTTACAACAGGGCGATGATGCTTGTCAGCTGTCGCCCATAACTTCTGCATTACTTCTGGTGTCAGGACAATGTCCGAATCAACCCATAGTAACCAGTCACTCTTAATATTGTCAGCCCAATAGTCCCATAGGACTTGACGCTGTCTACCAATCTGATTGCCTTGCACTCTCATAGATGTAGTGATAGGCATCTTGTTTGCCGCACCAGTAATTACTGCAGACATAAGTCCCTCAGTAAACTTGCCATCTACCATGCCGTTATCACACCAGCCAATGGCTACTGTTTCTTTTGGTTGAATCATTGTGTCCCCTATGTTTAAGGCATTATTAGCCTACTTGCAATATAACATATTAATTATAGTATTGTAAATAAGTAAAATTGTTGAGCAGTTTAAATCCGTGCTCAGGGATAAGTATTATTCTATTGGTAATTTAATTTCCCATTGGCAAGTTTCTTCACTAAACACCCACATAGAAGGGTCACCAAACTCAGGCTTTTGTGGAATGAATGCGTCACGAATCGAATCGTAAATAAAACCAATACAAGCATAGTTGTACCGTAAATGTGGTTTACCAGAAGGTATGCGATTTCCATTTTCATCACGTTCATTGTCAGGTAGATAATGAACTCCACCTATACTATTAAAGGAAGTCTTTATCCAAGTACCACCAAGGTTATCTAGTAACCATTGGTATCCTTCATCACCTGCTGGGTCATCGTTATCACCAACAGTTACGCGAAGGACTGTATTATTTTCATCTATTTCTGCCCAATGAGCCATTAGTCCACCTGTGCTTTCGTGTATCTAACGTGAACAATTCCAGAGCCACCAGTACCGCCAGACCAAAACTGTACTTGACCTGTCTGGTCAATACCTACTCCGCCACCGCCGCCGCCACGATTCGCAGTTCCTGAGTACCCAGTAGCAGCGGCTCTTCCTGCTCCACCACCGCTACTAGCAGTGCCTGGAGTCAAACCACCAGTGCCACCACCACCGCCACCGCCTCCGCCTACAGCATACGATAATCCTAGTGGGTTAGAAGTGCCGCTACCGCCATTTCCACTGGCGGTACCAGTCGCTCCAACAGAACCAGAGCCTCCACCGCCTCCGCCTCTTTGTTGAACTGAATTTCCGCTTACCGCTGTACCACCATTATTTCCTTGTGATGGGCTTGTTGATGGTGTATTTCCAGTGCCACCAGCGTATGCAGTAAACGTGCCATTTCTAGTTTCATAGGTGGCGTATCCGCCTCCACCGCTACCTCCATTAGAACCAGCACCCCCGCCCCCGCCAGCAGCACTTTGAGAATTAAAAGTAGATGCAGACCCAGCCCCTCCAACAACAGCAGAGTAGTTAGCAGGAGAAAATGTTACGTTTGTAAATTGTCTAACACCACCAGCACCACCACCGCCGCCAGTCCTATATTCATAGTGAAAAGAAGGTAATTCAACTTCATAAAGCGCACCAGAGAGACCATTACCGCCTCCGCCTACAATAACGTAATCCGCAGTTAATGAAGGTCCGCTTATACCAAGTGTTCCGTTAGCAGTAAATGTACGATAGTAATAAGTTGCATCAGATGTAAGCGTTCCACCTGTAACTACTGGCTTTGGCTTAACAAAAGAACCTATTAATGCAGTCTGAATACCACCCATTATGTTAACCCATTTCCTGAGATGTACCAAGTAGTTGAAGCAACCTTAATCGCTGTTGCCATTCCGTGAGCAGCAAGTGTTCTTGAACCAGTAGTTCCAGTACCTGCTAAATACATTGTATCTGTTGTAATTGCAATGGTTACGGTTGCTCCAGTTGTTGCAATAAATGTAATTGCAGTGCCAACTGGAAGAGCAACCGAAGCGTTAGCAGGAATAGTAATTGTACGAGTTGCAGTTGAGTAGATATGCTTACCAGCATCTGCAGCAACTACTCCATAAGCACCAGTTGTTGCAGAGTTTTGAGGCAGACCCATATAGCCACCACCGCGTGCAGCGGTTGTAGTTGTTGCATCTGCAACAGAATTAATGGTTGTATTGCCTGATGAGTCAATACGCATACGCTCTGTTGTTGCTGTGTTAAATACAAAATCAGAGCCGTTTGTAGAAATAGATGCAACATTACCATTTGGATTTCTTAAGACCCAATGGTCAATATTTGATGTTGTATCTGCAATAGATATCGCACCCGCCCTTACTCCTGTATTTGCGTTCCACTGAAAAGTTGGTGTGCCAATAGAGCCATCGCTGTAGGTAGTAGTAGCACCAGCAACAATTTGCGTTGAGCCAGATAAACTTCCAGAAACACTTAACTTTAATGATGGCGAACTCGTACCAATTCCAACATTTCCTGCAGCATCAATTACAAACGGTGATGAGTCTGGGTTTGCAGAATCTTGCACTAAAAACGAATTGCCAGTTCCTTCATTAGTAATGGTAAGCGGAACTGTTGTACCTGATGCAACTCCGATGGTTGAACCACCAGCAGTAGCCACAAAAGCAGTTGTATCTGTAGCAACAAGAGTTTTGCTTGTAGGAATTGTTGTTCCATTAATGCTAGTAGCAGTTGCCACGCCAAGCACAGGTGTAACAAGTGTTGGAGTATTAGCAAATACCAATGCACCGCTACCTGTCTCATCAGAGATAACTCCAGCAAGTTCTGCAGAAGTTGTTGCAGCAAGTGCAGATAATTTATCTGTAGTTACCACTAAGGTCTTAGATGTTGGAATAGTTGTTGAGTTAATAGTTAAAGCATCAACATTAGATACTGTTGCACCTGAGTTAATTGCAGTTGAGCCAAGTGTAGGGGTTGTATAAACGCTAGTTGTAGCAATCTGTACCCATGCAGAACCTGACCATACATACATATTGTTAAGGGTAGAGTTCCAATAAATAGCACCCACAAGAAGTGTGTTGCCATCATTGTCTACCGTAGGAGCAGTTGACTTACTACCAAGGTATCGGTCATCAAACTCATCGTATGTTGTTGCAGCTGAAGAAGCGCTTGTAGATGCAGATGCTGCAGATGTAGCAGCAGAAGTAGCAGAAGTTGCAGCAGCACTTGCCGAAGTTGCAGATGCAGTAGCCGATGTTCCTGCAGATGCAGCACTTGTACTTGCACTGTTTGCACTTGTCAATGCTGAACTCGCACTTGTTGCTGCGTTGGCTTCTGATGTTGAAGCAGCAGATGCAGACGTTGCTGCAGACGCTGCAGATGTTGCAGCAGCGGTTGCGCTTGTAGCTGCACTAGCAGCGCTAGTTGCTGCAGCCGTAACGCTTGCACTCATAGTAGAAGCACTAGTAGCAGCGGAGTTTGCAGAAGTTAAAGCAGAACTTGCAGATGTTGATGCGCTTGAGGCGCTTGTCGCTGCAGCGCTTGCTGAGTTGGAGGCAGTAGTTGCATACCCTGCAATTGTTGCTACAGAAGCAGCAGCAGTTGTCGCACTGGCTGCAGCAGATGTGGCTGATGTAGCCGCTGCTGTGGCACTTGTTGCTGCACTTGATGCACTAGTTGCTGCTGCAGATGCACTTGATGCAGATGCTGTTGCACTAGTTGCTGAGGCAGTCGCAGATGTTGCTGAGGCTGTTGCAGAACTTGCTGATGCAATTGCTGAGGTTTCTGAACTTGCTGCAGATGTAGCAGCAGATGCTGCACTAGTGGCAGCCGATGCTGCCGAAGTAGAGGCAGCAGTTGCTGAACCTAAAATGCTATCTACGTAATCCTTAGGAGTAGCAGATGAAGCAGACATACCCGCAGAAGATAGACCAGTAATAACTGGTGAGCCTGAGATAGTCGGGCTAGTTAAAGTTTTGTTTGTAAGAGTCTGTACTGCTGTTGCAATCACCACTGTGCCAGTTGTATTAGGCATTGTGATTGTATTGTCCTGTGTAGGGTCAACTACTGTAAGAGTAGTTTCATAAGCATCAGCAGTTGCGCCTTCAAAGACAATGCTTGCATCTACGTTAGTGCCCGAGATAGTAGGGTTAGTAATCGTAGGGGAAGTCAGTGTCTTATTGGTCAGGGTCTGGGTATCTGTAGTACCTACTACAGCCCCTGTAGCACCGTGTACACCAGTGGTAGACTCAATGTGAGTGTTTGCCTCACGGTAGTCACGACCAATAGCCATGTGACGAACTACTGCTCCTGCTGTATGTTCCTGTGCTGATGAGCCGTCAATGGCTCGAGTAATATTAAAGGTGTTGGTCGATACCGCGGTGGCATCTACAATTTCTTCGATTGCCGTATCTGGGTCAAGTACAATCGTGAAGGTTCTGCCAGCAGGGATTGTTACACCACCAAGTAGTGACGTGCCAGAGATGACTGCCATCGTGGTAGCACCTGAGGTTACTGTACCTGTCAGCGTTGTTTGCTGAGAGCGTGAGGAGTATTGTCTAGTTGTCATTCAGGTTCCTATCGGGTGTAGTGAATGCGAGGCGGGTATTGGTTTTGCTGTGTCTTAATTTCTTCATTAAGACGCTGTGAGTAAAGAGCAAAGAGTTGCTTTGTTGCTGAGGCACTTGCACCGTATGGGCGCTTGCCATCTGTTTCGTCCGCCTGTGGGCTGATTTGGCCCGCACGTGCAGGGTCAAGGTAAGCCAATAGCCTGTATGATGCACCTAAGATTGCGATGTCTCGCGCTGATTCAGGGTAACCTGTTACTGTTGTAAATACATCTGTTCCATTTTCCATAGCAGTAGGTGGTGTAGCATACATCACCTTTACTGTACGTCCTGGAGTAATGAAATCGTAGATAGATACAGTCTGTGAGTTAGCACCCCAAGTAGTAACATCTGCGAATGGGTCGAAGTCCCAGCGACGAACACGAATCCATTCCTTAGAAGGACCAGTATCCTGCCATGACATAGTTAGAATGTTCTCAATGTTCAAGTCTTCAAACTCGTAAGTATTGATTGCTGCATTGAATGTGAAGGTAGTCTGCTTGATAGACAACAGGCCTGCACCCATTGCTCGGATAGTATCGTTGATTGCCTTCTTAATTACATAGCGTGGGAAGATAGGTGAGATAGTAACCTTGGCATCAGCTGCGTGCGTAGCAGCGCCTGTGCCTAGGTAGCCGCGGCCGTATGGCGAGACAGTTGCTGTATTGCCAACGCGGTCAAATGAATCAACCCACATTAACTCTTCGTCAACCTCGACAATACCCTTACCTACGTTACTTGTATCTCCAAGAGATAGGATAGTAGGAGCAGTCGATGGTGATGTGAGCGTAGTAACAGCATCTCTAAGATATGTTGAACGGTCCTGTTGGTATGTATAACCTGAAAGGTTAATAAGGACTTCATCAATCATCTGTGCTAGTGTTGTCATAGGTCTATGCTCCTTAGTGCAACAACGGCTGATAGTCCAGTAGTTCCTGCTAGTTCATTACAGATAGCGTTCATCATCTTGTAATTATTAGGCTGACGACTTGCACTGGCTTTAATATTTAATGCTGCTATGATACCTAAGCCACTAGTGTCAGCATAGTTGTTAGCTGCACCTTGCTCAGATTGGTATGCATCTGGTGTGGGATATGTCCCACCATTTGCAAGACGATTCAACTCGTCAGCAAATGTGCTACCTGCTACTCCTGTTGCCATTATCTAAACCTCGCAGCCTTCTTCGCTATGGACTTTGGTTGTTTTACAAACTGCTTACCCTTTGCATTACCTGCAGCTTTAGCCTGGTTAGTTGCTTTCTTTTCAGATGCACTTAATGCAGACCATGCCTTCTTGGGCAAATATCTTTTCTTGCCTTTAGATGGTTTACCATCAGAAGTTGTCCACTCTTCTTTGGTCCATTTCTTTAAGGACTGTTGTGACTTAGCAAGTGCCATTACTTGTAACCGCCTCCTGCTTTCTTGTACTGAGTTGCAAGCAACTGAGCTTTACGAGCAGACCATTCTCCAGGGTCTCCACCCTTAGAGCCAGCCTTAATCTTTTTAAACAAAGAAGCACGCATTGCTGGCTTAGTGTAGTTGCCTGCTGCATTAACCTTAGACTTAGTCTTTTTCTTTGCTACCATTTGACTTTATCCGCCCAGTAAGCCGCGGACATTTTGCCCTTAGCAATGTTCTTTGCATGACGTGCTTTAAAAGAAGCCTGTCGTGCTGTTGGCTTCCTGTCACCAGTGACACCCTGTTGACCAAAGCGAATAGTCTTAACCTTATCTCCCTCTTTAGCCACAACAACATGTGACTTCTTTGGGTGACTTGGTGTACGCTTAGGCTTATTAAAGCCAGATACTCCTGCTCGCTTTAGTCTTGGGTCTGTCATCTTAGTCCTTTTTTGTTTTCTTCTTGGCTAACTTTGCTGCGTTCTGTCTGCGTGCGCTATCTGCTGTTGATGCACGAACTGGTGTTGGGTATACCATTGTGCCATATTCCTTTTGGAAAATCTTAAGCATAGCCGCATCCTGCGGTGTCATCTTTGGCATTTACTTCTTCTTGCCCATCTTCTTCATAACCATCTTCTTAGCAGACTTCTTTGCAGTCTTCTTCATACCCTTTTTCATTTCCATCATCTTCTCAGACTTGGATTCCATCTTCTCGCCAGCGGCATAAGCCTTGGCAGCCTTCTTACCTGCTGGTGTGTATGGAAACTTCTTCATTCCTACTTGTGGCATTATGCTTGTCCTATCTCTTTCATTACTGCTGCGGTTGATTGATTTACGTGCTTTGCATCTGGCATTGAATTAGCATTGTATGGCTTATTCAATACTTCGGAGGCACGTTCTGCCTCACGAATCTTTTCCATTGTAGTGCCTCCAGGCTGTATGCCCTGGGCCTTAGCATTAGCGTATGCAGATAGTTCACTTTCGAAACGCTTACGTGGAGCATTTCGCTGACTGTTAGCATCGCCAGTATTCATCTGAAGTCCTCTGGCTTTGCAGCCAAAGCAATCAGGTCCACACGTAGTGTGGTCTATAAAGATATCGTTCTCATCAGGGAATGGTTCTGTTGATGTAGCATCACAGTGCACACACCCATAGAGAGCAGAGTATGGAACCATATCTCCGTCTACTAGTTTGTATGCCCATTCAAGAACTTTGCTTGCGTGTTCGTGTCCCATATGTCCCTTATATTGCTGTAAAGTTTGCTTCCGTTACCCCAACGCCACCAGCAATAAGTGCTGCCTTTGTTGTATCATCTACAGTGTACTTGCTTCCACCAAGATATACTTCTTGGTATGTGTCTAGGTCACCATCGTATGGATAACGAACCTGACGGTATGTACCATTAACTCTGATGATACTAATGCCCCGTGCTAACTTGTAAAATGTAAAGAGTCGTTGAACTCCTTCAAACCCTTCATCGACAGTTGGTGTCTCGAAGATGTAATCTGTCATGACTCCTCCTTTAGTGGACTCACCACCAGACAGGGTTGCCCCTGTCCAGCAGTCAATTAACTACTAGAGAGCAGCGATTGATGAACCTGATGTGATTCGGTATAGAGCCTCATCGCGGTAGACTGAGAAACCAAGTACGCCGTACCAACCCATTGGGCGGAAACGCATCAACTTATCAGTTACGTTACCGATAACTACGTGTGGCTCTTCAGCTACGGCTTCTGCCATTGCTTGTGAACCTGCAACGATTGTATCGAATACGCGTGTTACAGGAGTAACAGTTACTGTTGCTCCAACTGTTACTGCTGCAGTGTTTGCTGTGTCAACTGTGATAGTTGTTGTTGAACCACTTGTTGCAATAGTAGTAATCTTTGCACCAGATGCAATACCTGTTGCAGCAATCTTATCGCCAACTTCAGCGCGTGATGCGATAACAGATGATGAAGCAACACCAATAGTAAATCCTGCTGATGTTCCTGCTACAGTTGCTGTTGTTGTTGCTAATGCTGTCTGGTCTGCACCTGACTTAGCATTGTATAGACGTGATGACTCTACGAAGAATGCGCCTTCGTACTCACCGATTTCTCCTGCCCAAATCTTGCTTGCTTCTGAAGCAGACTGTGACTGAGGGTAGCGCCATCCAAGGTCGCCTGTCTCTGCACGAAGGTCGTGTGAAACTTCTGGGTGAATACCAACCCAGTATGCATTGCCGCGACGGCCCTTAGCCTTGTTAGAACGCAACTTAGCAACAGCCTTGCGGATGTCTGCTGAGTCTAGTGTATCTGCTGCGTCGGTTGTAACAACTGATGTTGCGTTACCTGCGTAGATGTTGTTTGTTCCTGAGCGTAGAGTTGTCATTGCAACCTGGTCGATTGAATCTGCTAGGTTGTAAGCAATGATGTTCGCGATTGCTGGGTCTACATCTGCTAGAGAGAATAGCTCCAATGCGCGTGTTACAAGTACAGCATTACCGTACTCGTTAAGTGTTACAGTAACAGATGTTGGTGTTGACAATGCTACTGCATCTGGGTCAACTGTCTCTGTTAGTGTTGATGTCTTTGCATCTAGGTCAACGTACTTCTGTAGAACTACAGTTGAACCTGGGATTGCTTGCTTTGCTGGGCGCTTATCTGCGACAGAACGAATTAGGGGTTCTGAACGGAGAGCGAACTCGAGAAGGCGGTCGTATGCCTTCTGTACGAGACCAGCACCGCCAACTGTACCACCGAGCGAACCGCTCGTGGTATCTGTATATGCGTTTGCCATTTTTTTTAGTCTCCTTGACTATGAACGGATATTATTGTTGTGACTGCATCAGGGTGAGGAGTTCCTCCATAGAACCCGCATTATCCATGCGCTGTTCTAAGTCCTGTGCTCTGTCTGGTGTATATCCTTTTTGAGTCATGACATCTTGCTGACGTAATGTAGCAAGGTTTTCTTTGTCAGGTCTCTTGGATACTTCTATACCAAATAGGTCAGCGTTGTCATCGAGCCAGTTCGATACTGCCTCTTCTGAGAAATCACCATCTAAGTCCTTGAGGACTAGACGTGCTGCCTTCTGGTTTACACCCTTTTGTTCTAGGATTGCTTTGACGGTTGACTCACGCTGCGTCTTGGTAAATGTCTCAAGCTGCTCAGTGAGTTCCTTAATACGCTTTTCATCAGAGCGCTTGGCTTTACGTAACTTTTTAAGTAAGTCACTTCCATCCAATTGCACTTCATTGTCGGTATCTTGGTCATCGTCTTCGTCGTCCCAGTAGTTGTTGCTCATAGCAACCCACCCTTCTATTCGTTGTTAGTTCGCAGGCCACAGTTCAATTCGGGGAAATTGGCTGGCTCCTACTATCGGTCTATTACGCTGACGGGGCCGATAGGTCCGTTCAGGATTCTAGTATTGTCCTACTCGTGGTGAGGTTAGACTTGTTTTTGCTGCACCTGCTGAGCCACTAAAGGCTGCAACTTCACGTGCAGTTAACTTCTGACGCTTACGCTGTGCAGATGCTAGGCTATTGAATACTTCTTGCTCAGCTTCTGACTGACCATATGTATCCATTGTTGTGCCGTATATGTCAGACAACTTTTCAGCACTTGGAAGGATATCTGCAATAGTTGCATAACCCTTTTGTGCTTGTGCTTCAGTTATGCCCTGTGCTGCTAGTTGGTCGGCAACTGATACTCCAACTTGCAATCCTTGACGACCTGCTGCTACACCAATTTCTGCTGCTGCAACTTGACGTTGAATCTTTTGGAACTGCTGCTCTGGGTCAAGCACATAGGCAACAAGCCCTTCAGGCTTGATACCATAAAAATCATTGAGTTGCTTGACAATTGCAGGGTCAGCATTCTGCACACGCTGGACTGCTGTAACTATTCGATTAGAGAATTCTGTTGGAGATACATCATTAGCAATAAACTTAGATACGTATTCGTCAGTATCAAATTGCTTTAGTCCATACTCGCGTAGTACCTGTCGGTAAGAATCTTCATTTCTTAAGTAAGTTCCTGGGTCAAGGACTGCAAGATTCTTCTTTGCACGAAGTTCATTTGCCTTGAAACGGTCCTTGTACTCTGGTGTCTCTTGAAGGGCAAGAGTAATTGTAGCCTCATTGGCTCCTTCAATCGCAAGTTTCTTGATTGTTGCTGCTAGACCATTAAGATTATACTTATTAAATCTATCAGTCAAGGTCTGAATTGTTGACTGGCGAGTTTCCATCTTAAGTTGTTCTGCTGTAATTCGAGCGTAAGTATCTGCAGGAGTTTCACCAGGAAGAGGAAGCATTGTGTTTCCAGTGACGTTAATATTTGCTGTAGCATTTGCTACGCCAGTTTCAGCTGCTGCAATCTGTGCATTTCTTGCTGCCGTTGCTGCCGCAGCATCCGCTGCAGTCTTTGCATCTTGTGCTGCTTTAACAAGGGCATCTGCTGCTGCCTTATCTGAAGCTGTCTTAGCATTAAGTAAAGCTTGCGCTAGGTCTGCGTCTGCTTTTGCTTTTGCTGCAATTGCATCTGCTTCAGCTTTCTTTCTAAGGTCTTCTAATTGTTTTGCTGCCAGTGCTGCCTTAGCATCTGCTAGCATCGCAGCATTCTTTGCATCCTGTAATTCTGCTGCAGTCTTTGCTTCTCTTAATAGTTTTTCAGCAGCCTCTTGTGCTGCTTTTGCTTCTTCTGCTACTTTGGCTGCTGCTGCTGCGGCTGCATCTGCTGCAGCTTTTGCTGCTGCTGCATCTGTTTTGGCTTTAGCATCTGCTGCTGCTTTATCCGCTGCTACTTTAGCAGCTGCTTCTGCAGCAAGTTGTGCAGGAGTTTTACCAATATTGCTTTGAGCAGCCTTGGCATCAGCTAATGCCTTGTCAGCTGCTGCTTTTGTTTGTGTTGCAGTTGTGGCTCCTGCTGCGGCATCGAGTTGCGCTTGAGTTAATCCGTCAGCAACAATTTTTGTATAGTATGTATTTGCCGCTTTATCTGCATTGAGTGCATCTGTCGCTGCTTTTAGCGCAGCATCTGCTGCGGCTGCATTGGCAATGATGGTTGCTTTTTTAGCCTTTACTGCAGCCGCGGACTCTACTGCAGATATCGCCGTTGGACCAGTTGTTGTTGATGCAGATTCTGATGTTCTGAAACTTTGTAATGGACTAGACTTAGTAAGCTTTGCGTACTGTGCAGGGTCTGCTGATTGTAGATAATCAAGGTAAGACACACGTGCGTCTGGGTCTAAAGAAGATTGTATTCTATCCCACTGTGCTTTTGTATATGCCATTATGCTAGTCCCCAATCGCGTAGAACCTTAAGAGACAATGAGTCAACAGTGTCGCGTGCATTGTTTGTCTTCTCCCACTCAGGTGTGGAGCGAAGTTCTCTTTCAAATTGCCATAGTGGTTTAACCGCAGGCTTACCATCAGGTCCTATGTATTGCAAAGCTTGACGTAGTCTTGGGTCTTCAAATGTAATTGAGTCAGCATCGCGCTCTAGTATGTTAGCCATTGCTCCCTTATATGCAGATGCAATTGAACTGACACTGATACCATTATTAATCTGGTCAGAATATCCTGGGAATGCACTGGCTGCTGTATTGCGGATTTCAGCCTGGATATCATCTGTTGTTGTTGTGCCAGTAAACAAGTCCTTAGACTTCTGGTCCCAGTATGCCTGGTTTAGATACTTGCTCACGCCGAATGAATCGGCGTATGTCTTCAATGATGCTGTATCACCAATGATGTTTCCACCATAGCCAGTAATTTTACCTGAGAACTTGATGAGTTCATCGAACTGATTATCATCTAAACCGCGCTCATATGCCTGAATAGCAAGAGCATCGAAGTCAGTCATGTTAATCTTAACACCCGCTGTAACTAGGCGTTTACGTGCTGAAACCTTGTACTTATCTACAGAGTCCTTATAAACATCAGGTTGCTCTAGTCTTTCCTTCATGCGTTTCTTGACAGTTGGGCTTAGAACCGTATAGTACTTTGTCTTGTATAGTTCTTCTAAAGCTTTACCTGTATTGCCAGCCTTGAACAGTTCATATACTGCCTTTAGTTCATCACCGTATGTAGGGTCAGCAAAGAGTGCTTGGCTAATGCCATAGGAGTATGCTGTTTGTACACCCTCTTGTTCAGCCTTAGCCTTTGCGGCTGCGGCAGCTGCGGCTACAGGGTCAACTGCTGGATTATTTATAGTAACATTTGTAGAACCAGATGAAGCAACTTTTGGCCCTAATCCGAGCATTCCCTTTTCTTCAGCCGATAAACCATCAGGCCCAAGTCTAGCCAGTTTTGCTGCGGCGGCCTGTATTTGTTCTTTTGTATAAGTAATATTAGCAGCAGGAGTATCACTAATACTAAGCATTGCATTTTCTTCAGCGGTTAATACTCCACCACTGGTAAGTTTTTTCAGGGCTGCAGCGATTTGTTCTGGTGTGTATGCCATTATATACCTTCCACACTACCTGATAGCCAGTCAGTAAACTGAATCCGTGAAGCACGGTCAGCATCATCTGGGTTTAATTCTTTTAATCTCTGCTCAACAGTAGCCTGAGCTGCTTCCGTAGTAAGACCTGGTGTACTTACTCGTACATTCTCCATCTTGCCTGGGTCTTTATTCTTAACCTTCTTATAGGTTGTTACAGTTCCAGTATTAAGTTTTTCTAACTCTGCAAACAAGTCTTCTTTTTCGTCATCATTTAATGTACGCATAAGTTTCTTTGATGCCCATGTATCCATAGCAGCAAAGGTTGTAGGCTTGTCTAACTTAGAGATAGTGCGTTCAGGAAGAGTAGGTTCATCACCTTTAATACCCTTTAAGGTATCAGACAATAGTTGCATAGGAGTAACCTTGCCGCCTCGACCGCCTTGATAGATTGCAGCGGCTGTACCTACTAAGCTTTTCCAAATCTCATACGCTTGAACCTGTGTAATAGACTTTCCCTTTGCAGCGTATGAACTAATAATCTTATTTTGCAAAGCTTCATCTGTCCAGAAGTCATTAATAACAGTATTAACAAATCCGATTTTAGGTGTTACCGAAGATACAGGTTTGCCACCTTTAAACTCTAAGTCACGAGTCTTTGATTCTTCTCCAAAGTATACAAACGCTGTACTTCCAGAAGCTCCTGCTTTAAATACGTTTGGGTCTGTAAAGTCAATTGCTCCCGTAAGGTCTGCTAAGATATCATCTGTAATGCCTGCTGGGGCATTCTCGGCAAGAGTAGGCCCCTTAGGAAGAGGAGCTGCATTTGTCTTCTTAGGTGGAGTCTTTGGTCTGCCAGATAACTGACGATTGATTTCCACTAACTCAGCACGATACTTTTTGGTAGCCTCCATAGACTTCATACGTGCAGATGCGGTAGTTGCCGTGACGTCAACCTTGGATAAGGAAGCAATCTTTGCAGTCAGTTCTTTCTGACGGGCTAATAGTTCTTCTGTGGTTGCCATGTTATTGTCCTGAACCTAGGTATTTGTCATAGATTCTATCCTGTGATAGGAATCTGTCGTAGATGTTAGCGAATTCTAAGTCACCATCTTTAAGTTTATTAACATAATAATCAAGAGCCATGCGTAAGTCTTGATTATCTTTAGCGTCTATATTGCCAGATGTACGCCCACTTAAACTAGATGCAATACTATCGCGTACTTTCATATACAAAGCAACCGACTTCCATGTAGGGTCATCTCCATTATCTGCCATGAATGTATCATTAGAGATAATCTTTCTGAATCCTGCAATAGTCTTTGCAGACTTTGTGCCATCGATATCCTTATAGTCCTGGTACCATGGACTTGGTTCACCTGTTGGTTGCCCAGTAACTGGGTCAATATCAGATGCTAGTTGCTGAATAACAGCCTGCTTTGCGTATGCTAAGTCTTCAGCACCTGATGCCTGGAATGATGTTAGTCCACGTCTATCAAGGTGAGCATCGAGGATAGCCATAGCACGTCGATACTTAGCCCAACCCTCACGAGCAGCGTTCTGTTGGATTGCTTCCATAGGGTCTTGCTTACTGCGGAATGTCTCAGGTGAGCCTGGAGATATTGCAGTCTCTGACTGCCACCAGTATGCTGTAGGATTGTACTTAGCAGCACCTGAACCTCTAGTAATTAAACCAACTAAGTAAGAGTTGTCTTCGGCAATGTCACTGATTAAACCTTTATAACGCTTTGCGTTCTCTACATCATCCATTGTAGATTGTGAACCTGTAGGGTTCTTAGATAAAGATGTAGCAAACTCGAAGTATTCTGGATAGTCTTCAAGGAACTTAGCATCTGCACCTAAGCCATATACACGGCTGTATTCGCGCCACTTGTCCATGTAAAGTCTGTATGGACTTTCAAACTGTGGAGCAAATGGTAGGATTAGGTTAGCTGCTACACGCATCTTGTAGAATGCGTCAGTCTTGCTCTTAATCTCACCATCTGTTAGGTAAGCAGTACCAGCTTCTTGTGCTTTCTGCTGCTCTGTCAACCATATAAGTTGATATGTCTTAGCATAGTCATCGTTGTTGAGCCCTTGTACACCCTTTACTACGTTACGCATCCATGTTGGCATGAACTGATTTAGTGATGCATCAGGTCCATAAGGGAATGCAAATGCTACAACCTCAGATAACTCTGGCTTCAACTTCAGTACATTTGCTACTGGAATAGCAGCGAATGGACCTACAGATACACCGAATGGATTACCTTGGAAGATAACATCTAGGCTTCTCTTACTAATACCAACTGTATCAAGGGACGATAGTCCCTCACCTATAATAGGTAGTTTCTTTAATGCCTTAGGAATAGGCAACCACATAGTATCACTTGAACTTAATACTTCATTCGGACCTACTGGCTCGCCTGTTTCTTCATTAGTAATAAGACCTGCACGGTTAGGTGCATTCCATACAATATTGGCACGGTTAAGAATAGCAGGGTTATCCATACCAATCTTGAACCATGTCTTGACAGCATTCTCTTGTGCAGAGAAGAACGGTGATACAAAGCGCAGCATGTGTGCAGCATTTGAACGACGTTCTACGTTATAAAGAACAGCCTTTACACCCTTCATAGCATCTGCTCGTGCACCTGCTGTAAGGTTGTACTGTATATCAGCAAACTCTTGACGGGTAAATGTACCACCCTTAAGGAACTCTGCTGTCTCAAGGCGCTTCAGCATTGACTTCTCATACAGGTCAATAAACAATGGGTGACGTGCCCAGTTATCTTCAGGTATCTGCGCTAGATATTTAAACAAGGTACCAGTGATACGACTAGATACTCCACGAACCGTCAGGTTCATGTTGGCATCTAATAGGTGACCATGTACAATAGGTAGTGCCTGAGGGTCACGTATTGCATTACGTAGGAAATCTTCTGTAACCTTGCCAGCTTCTTCACCTGGAAGTGCTGACATAATCTTCTCACGGATGCCGTACCCATTAGGAACGTAATCATCTAGAAACTTCTGCGCTGTGACAACATACTCTAGTGCATCTGCACGGGCAAGTCCTAGACGAGCACGCAGTTCTTTGTTGTCAGCAAGCTCTCTTGCTACTTCATCGACACCCTTGCCAGCCATAAGTCCACGAGGAACTGCAGCGTTACCAAATGTCTCATTGATAGCATTGGTCCACTCTTGGTAATAGTTCACATCTCCTGGGCGCACAGCGCCACGGCCCTTGCTTGCTACACCAGTACCATAAATGGTTGAGTAGTCTTCTAGGAGAGAGTAGAATGTTCTTTGTGAAGAGTTTAATTCGCGGAATAGCCCACCATTAGGTCCACCAAATGAACCATACGCGGTATACTTTGTTCCATCAGCACCATTAATGGTTGAAGTTAGTTCAATGTCTTTCTCGCCAATACGCTTCTTACGTGAACCTACTTTTGCCTGCTCTAATTTTGTAAGTGTAGCGTTGTTAGTATCATATGCTGCATTCGCAGCCTCTAACGCCTTACGCTTAACCACAAGTTCACCGATTAAATCTGGATTATTTAGTTCCATTGCAGCACGTGTGTCAAGATTTGCAACTTCCTTTGAAAGACGTGCAACTTCTGCACCGTTCTTTTGAAGTTCAGCCTTGACTGTCTTGTAGTCTAGTTTAACTGGAGCATTGTAATCATCAATCATGCGTTGTGACGCAGCTTTAGTGTTGTCCCATAAATCTCTTGCACCTTCGCCAGCGTGACGAAGGGAAGCCATTGCACCAACTGTAGCCCAGATACGTAACTGTGAATCAACTGCGTTACGGATAGGATATCCAAGGCGCAGAAGAACTGCAGCCTTCCATAAATCAGATGTCACTGTTACAACATCATTAATACTTCCAGAAACTGCACGAATTGCACTAGCATTGCGCTTGATTACTGCATCAATAGTGTCAAAATCTGCAATTGGTAAAAAGTTTGCTGTTTGAGATTCAAACAATGGGACCTTAATCATTTGATTAAGTTCTTTGTCAAACATAAATCCGTCTTGTTTGGATTCATTCATTTTACCAGTACGTAATTTTACGTGATAATTAAAAAGCTCTTCAGCGTCCTCTGGTGAAACACCATTTTTTGCAGCAACGATTCTATAACCAGTCTGCTCAAGTTCGTTAACTACAAGGGCTCGCGCTTCAGGAGTTCCTGCGGCTGCGTAACGCTGGATATACGACATAGCATCTTCTGGTGTAAATGTTCCAGCTTGTGTGCGTGTAATAAATGCAGCAGGTTTTGATGAGATTGGCTTAGATAATTTAATCAAACGGTCTGTCACTGCTGTAATTTCTCGGATTGACTCACCTTCGTTAAGGTTAATCACGCCACTTGGGCGCTCACGAAGTGGCCAAGTTACTGCATAGTAAAGTTTGTGGAAAGGAGTTGGCTGATACATAGAAATTTTAGCATCGCCTACTTCTTTTGCATGGTAAAGACTGCTCTTTGCTGACGCCATAAACTTTCCAGTAGTCTGGCCCATAGCAGAAATACCCTCAGTAAATGCTGGAGTATCTGCAATGTTAATTAAAGTATCTACATAGCGGTCATGCTTAGCCCATGCTGAAATAAAGTCTCGGTCAACCTGAATTTCTTCAGGTGTGCGTAGGGCAAACTGAAGCATATCATCACTGGTTGCATTAACTAACTTTGACTCTTCATTAAGAAGAACCTTATAGTCGCTCATTGATAGCTCACCATTTGCGATACGCAAAGGTGCTGCAATGTCTGGACGCTTTAATTCATCAAGAATATCTATACCACTCTTATCGCCCATAACGGCGAGCATGGTATTAAGTGCTTCTTCTTTAGTAGCAGAGATACCAAGTAGGTATGATGTAGTAGCCTCGTTATTGCTACCCTTAACCCAAGGATGGTTCTGTGCCCAAACAATGTCATTCTTAGCAAAGTCATCAGCTAGTCTGCTGTACTTATCTGCCAACTTATTTGTTGTTGGAATTCCAGAACGCACTTCGCGCAAAGCAATGATTGCATCTTTAGCAGAATCTGCTGCACGTTTGCTAGCGATTAATTTACCACCGACGATTGAAACGTCTCCAGCAAACTGAGTAATTGTATCTACAGTACCTGAGGCAAACTTACCCATGAGGCTATCATTAAATGCTTCTTCGCGTTGCTTGTCATCATAGATGTCAAAGTCAGAATCCATAAACTTTGGAGTCAAGTCATCTGGTAAAATGCCACCAATTGCTTGACCAAACTGTGTAGTTAATGCCTGACCAAAAGAAATTTCGTTGCGTGCTTCCCATGCTTTTTTCCATGAGTCGCTGATTCCCATATTTCCGTCACGCTGAGCAAACAGCGTTACAGCAGAAAGTGGTTCACGAATTAAGTTACGGTTTGTTGCTTCAACTGCAGCAAGAACTCCGCCGACTGGACGAGCAACGTTTTTGCCAAAATCAATTGACGCTTGCTTTAGAGTTCCTAAAACTGTATCAAATTCTTCTCTGTCATTTAAAGGTGCTGTTCCAATATCCCAAGCAAACTTAGGAATTGACAAAAGTGCAAGACCAACATCTGCTCCCCAGTCTCTGGTTCCTTTTGCAAGGTCACCAATACGGTTCCAGATATCCATTAAATACCATTCATTAGGGACGCTAGTACACGCCTTGTGTCAGGTGATGTATTTGGACGAGATGCGATATAGTTTAAAACTGGATAGTAAGCTTCAATACTTCTTTTAAATTCCATTTCGCTGTCTGAGCGGTTTGGTAGCATAAGAGCTTCTGAACCTGGACCTGGTGTGCCATCTACACCTGATGTAACTAGTTCGTCAGGGCGCTCTGTCTCTGCTGTGATAGGAGTTACTGGAGGAAGTTGTGGAGCAACATTCATTGGACGTGCTGCCATTGGTGTCGCGGCTTTTGCCATCGGTGCACCTGCTGCTTGTTCGTTGATTTGCTTGTTCATGCCGTATGCAAATCCTTCAGCGACTCGACCATCTGTACGACGTGAGAGTGCACCTGGACCTGAAACTGGAGCAGGGTTACCTGGCTTACGATATCCGCCTTGTACTGCCATGATTCCTCCTACTTAGTCTCTTGTTCAAGAATATGAAACGGCGGAGCCGTCTCGTTATTATTAACTGCTGCAATTCGCATTGCATCTAATGTACTAGCACCTGCATGTAGTGCACCTACTGCGTAGTCACCACCTGAGCCGATACCATAAAATCCTGTACTATTCATACCAACTGCAAAATCAGAATCAATCTCAAAGATTGTTCCATTGATTGCTATTAAAAGAGATAATTCAAACTTGCTATCATCATCATTTGATGATTTACTCACATTGACTCCTGCTTCAGTGAGCGTAGTCTTTAATGCAGGAACTACTTTATTAATCACAAACTCATATAAGTTTGTTTTAGCCTTGGCTGTAACTAGTGGAGGCGTCCACCCATGGAGTACCACTTGCAAAGCACGATAGTCACCAGCACCAGAAATAATATAACTTCCATGTTCAACTGCCTTTACCATGTCCGAGTGTGTATAAACTTTGCCACTTGCAGCAATTCTGCTATCAGAAACAATGATACAGCCATGTTCTAGTTGTACGCCAACGATTGTTGTCATTGTCCCCTCCTAGTTTATATGGTTCGCGTTGAACGAACGCTTGCCGTTGGCTTTCCACTACCAGTAATACCTGATAGTAGGCTCATAATGTCTGGTGGTGCTTGTTCAATTTCAGGGGTAGCGCCTCCTGCTGGAACGCCAGCGGGAACAGGGGACGGTTGCTCAACCGCTTGTGGTGCCCCAGCAGGAGGAACTGGTTGCTGCTGCGGCGTAAAGACTTCTTCAATGACGTCCTCTAGTGCCTGTCCCTTTTGGCGTGCCTTAATGACAGCAGCAATCTGTCGCACAACTTCAGAAGCGTCCTGGCCTTGCATAGCCATCTGCGGTATCGCTTGAGAGAGTGCAGTAATGGAACCGAGAAGCGATGCTCGCATGCTTTCGATTTCAATTTTTTCTAGTTCTTGGGTTACGTTAACTGTAAATGGAAGTTCACGCATTGCCATATCCTTGGAGATGAGTCCACCACCAAGTGCCTGGAGCATAAAGATAAGTCCCTGTGCTGGGTTAAGACCAGCAAGCATTCCGTAACGGACATCGGCTGAGTAGTCGGCCTTGATATCTTTCTTAGGAGAATAAGTAATTTCATATGGTGAACCTGAGTCGACACCACGAATTGTCTTTTCTGCTGGGAAGATTGTTTCATCAACCTCAAAGCAAATGCTAATTACATCACGAAGAGAAGATGCAAAGATTGCTTGTGCAGATTTAACCTGTGTATCAAAGGCTCCCATAAGAGCCTGTACACCTTGACCAGTAACAACTGATGCGTTGATATTTCCTGTACGTGATTCAGGATAGCGTGCGCCCACACGCAATTCTTGATTAAGCAAGTTCTGTTCAGTGAACGCACCTGCTGGAATATTAAGTTCTACACGGCGTACGCCTGCTGGGTTAGCTGTACGAATAACAGCGTCGCCACCAAGTTGCAACTCTTGTACATCCTGTGGGAGTACGATTGGAGCTTGAACAGATTTCTCTGCAGCTTCCATTGCGAGTAATGCAAAGCGGTTACGAAGTAACTGGATACCCAGGATGTCGTCGAACTGCCCGCGTAGTTCATCATCAATAGATGGCTTACGTGCTACTACAACCATCATCTTACCCAATGGATTCTTAGCACGTGATAGTACTAGGTTATCCTTTGTAGGAATGTAGATGATTGATTGGTCTTTGTCGAAGTAGCGAATCATTTCTACTTGAGTATTTAAGTCTTGCTTGTAACTTGCGCCACCTAGCAAAGAGTATTCATACTCAGGGAACAATGAAACTAACTCCGCCAAAGAAGTCATGTAGCGTTTTGCAAAGGCAATGCAGCGTCCGTAGCGGTCGAATTCTGGGTAAGCACCCACTGGGTTTTCTAGGCGGATACGTGGCATCTTTGCTTCCTCATCCAATTCAATAAAGAATGGGAGGAAACCGTAAGTGAGGTACCAGTCGGCACCTTGGTACATCTGAACCGAAAGGTCAGAGTGAGCAAAATAATTTGAGGCGATACGTGTACGCTTATCAGCAAACTGACGGGCTCTATCTGAAACAGAGTTAGCAGCAGAACAATTGACCGCAGGTAGTGGCGCCATAACCTCAGACAAGTCGCGTGCGACAATGTCGATAAAGTTAGCAACTACGTTAGCATCTACTCCGTCTGGGAAGAAGTCAGGATATACAGATGCAATGTTACCCTTGCGGACTGCAAGAACGTCGAGGTTACGACCGTCGCGTTCAGCGTTGCGGAAGCGAAGGTTCTCGACCCGCGCCGCAACTTGTTCCATTGATAATGCCATTGTTGTCCTAACTATAAGTTTCTTGCCATTGCTCAGCGAATGCTTCATCTAAGTTCAATGACATTCTGCCTTGCTTCTGGTATCTGGTTGCCCAGCGATTGTTTTGGTACTGACCTACTTTGCTGCCTTGCTGCATCAACTCACGTATACGGATGATGGCAAACCATAAAGCCATAACGCAGTCAGTTGGGTTCTTGGTATCTGGCTTCCAAGTAATAAGTTGCTGTACAAGAGACTTGAGTCCCTCAGAGCCTTCGTTGCTTGGTAGTTCGATTAAACCATTGTCTTGGTAGCGACCATCATGTATAGTACCAAAAAGGCTAGACATAGATGCTACACCAAAAGATGTGTCCCACTTGTTCTTACCAGTAAAGTGTGAGTTTAACTGGCAGCCGTAGGTAGCCAGATAGTTACGTAGGTCAGTATCCATAGCGTAGTACTTCTGGTGCGCGTTAATTTCTACACGGAATTCTTGGGGGTGGTACTTCTCGACCCACTCACGAATTAGAGCGTTCTCCTTTTGAGGAGTAGGGTCTGCCATGTTGACGCAGTCAAGTACATAGATTGTGCTATCATCTCGGTTAAGAGTTACGGCTACAAATGCTGAACGACCAGATACAGCAGGGTCAAAACCAATTACTGTGTAGGTCGAGCCTGCTCTGGACGGGTGCCCTGGAGTACCTGGTTTAAGCGGTCCACGCTTTCGCATACCGTTAACACATCCTGCAACTGCTGCTGGCGCGAATATGGAATCGGACTGGACATCTTCTTGTTGGTAGACCATAGCCCAGACAGATGCCGCCACTTCAGAGCGGCGCGTAAAGAGCGAGGGTCCATCCCATTTCGGATAAAGTCCATTGTCATCGGGTTCATCAATCTCGTTTTCCTGCATCGTGGTCTTAGGCCACAGCGTCTTCCAGTTATCAGGCTTCTCGTCAAACTGAAGTACGGCAGGCATTGCAAAGTAAGTAAAGGGTGACTTGCCACCAGACCATTGCTGGGGGTCACGGAGCATCTTATATAGGTCAATTGGTGCAACTCGAGTGCCAACGATGATTAATTTACCATGTCGTCCTAGACGAGTAATAACTTCTTTTTGAATCCACTCGA